GCTTGGCTCAGATAGGTTGTTGAACTTGCAATTTGATCTCTCGCCCTTGTTGCATCGCCCTCAGTCTGAGTTCCTTTTGCTTGTATCAAAAGCGTATTTACTCGCTCCACAAGCGCCCGTTGAATCTCATCTTTCTTAACTTGATCGCCCTTTTCCTTCAGTCCAAAAGCTGGCAAAACAGTTGCCCCAAGCAAATCTAATGTGTTTGATGTTGCGTTGTACTTCACTTGTCCAGAATTCAAAGCATTTAAAAATCCTTGCAACTCAGGTTTTGAGTTATCAAGTTTTGTCAAATTAGCATCAATTTCAGCAATTGAGGTTTGAGAAGCGGTTGGAAGATTTCCTCCAGTAACTTGCGCTGTTGTTGTTCCTGTTTTTGCCACTAATGGTTGGAATTCCTCCAATTCAAATGTTAGCGGAAAGGCTTTTGATGGGTCTGTCGCAGGAATCGTAATTGTTTGCCCGCTTGCTTGGTCGTAAAAACTACGGGGCTTTGACAACATTTGTGCGGCAATGTTTGCATTTGACAACTGTTCTTTAGATGGTTCTTTTCCAGCACGAACCATTGACTCAACAAGCCGCAAGTCAGCAATATATCGTTCATCACCTGTCAATTTAGGTGGCGTTAGTGCTTTGATTGCTTGCGCTTCTTGTAATGACTGTTTTGATTCTTCAGCACGAATTTTTCTTAACTCAGATGCAATTCCTACAGCGCCTTGAGTATCTCCAGCTTGTTGTAGTGCGGCTCCATATCTAGTCAATCCATCTACGGTTGTTAAATCAAACTGTTTTGCTAGCGAATTACGCAAACTAATTAGACGGAGTTGAGGGTCTTCTACACCCATTGCAGAGGCAAATGCACCGCCCAATTGCTGACCAGCCCTGGCAGCACCATAGGATGCTTGCTCAAGAGGAGCCATTCGCGCCAATTGCATAGCCCGTTGACGAGCCATCTGATCCCGTTGCTCTTGGTACAACTCAGGGGTCACACCAAACAAACTTCCAACAATATCTGCCATGACTATTCCTTTATGGTTTTGCGCCACCAGTTAAAAACGATTGAACTGCCGCTTTAAATTGTGGATCATCTGCAAGGCTTGTAAACAATGAACTATATGGATTAACAGATGAGGTTGGCAACAAAGTGGTTGCCGCATTGCTTGCCGCAGTAGTCCTTCTTCCACCCAATGCAGTACCCACATCCAATGCTCCAGCACCCATTGATTCAACAGTGCCAGCAGTACTCAACAGAGTCTTGAATGGATCATAGGCAGAAGTCTGACCAGCAGTGTACTTGCCAAGGAACTCGCCACCAGCACCAAGCAATCCTTTGCCAAACAAAACACTCTGTTGACCAGCTTGCTGTGCCCCTGCCGCCAAAGCAGCATCTTGTTGAGCCAGTGCGTTGTAGTAGGCTTCCATCTCAGGAGTGGTTGCGCCAAGACCTCTAGCACCACTAGGACGGGCACTTGTTGCACCAACAGACAAACCACCACGACCCGTTTGGAACAAGGTATTTTGCAACTGAGACAGTTGACGCTCACGGCTAGGAGCCAACAAGTCTTGTTGCTTTGCCATGTAGTCAGAGGCAACTTGCTCTGGCGTTTTGGCAAGATACGATGTACCCAAATCAAACAGGCTTGCAGATGCTTTCTTCAGTGGGTCATACAGGTCTGCAACCTTCTTAGCCTCATCAAGACTCAGAGTTGCACCAGACATTAACTTATCTTGGATTGCCTTGAGTTCTGGAGTCAGCGTATAACCAGCAGTTTTAAGATTGCCTTCAGCATCGTATGTGTAGTCTGTAGTTCCAAACCTAGTGGTCACGCCAACAGGCTTGAACCTTTGTGCGTCAGCGGCAGCTTTAGCGGCAGCAGTGGCAGTATCAGTAGCCAACTTAGTGCCAAACAAGCCAACGCCACTAGAAATCACACTGGTTGCGGCTTTGGCAAGATTAGGATTATCTTTAAAGAATTTAACAACATCTTTGACCGATAGGCCAGTGCCTGTTGAGTAATCTTGGATAGCCTGACTTAAACCCGCAGACATTGCCGCACCTTCTGGGTCTAAATTCAACTCTCGTTGAATGCCAGCATACATGGTAGCGCCCTCTGGGTCTGCCAAGTATTCACTCAGACCAGCAGACATTCCAGCGCCTTCATAATCAATTACTTCGTCATCTTCACCCATGGTTTTTACTCCAGTATTTACAGCAGTTTGTGTGGTGTCTATTTGAGTTGCGTCTGTTCCAACAACATTTGCAACATCTGTAGCAGGATTTATTACTCCTGAATCTATGATTGCTGGTGCAGTTGTTGTTGTACTAAATCCAGAACCATCATTAATAACATCTTTTGTGTCAAATGATGATGCAGTTGTATCCGCAGGAATTGTTGACTCATAAGGAGCCAACTGATTCATCAAGTCTTGCTGACCAGCAAGAACTTGTTGTTCAGTGGGAACAGTTGCAACAGAACCTGGAATAAGAGAATCCAACTTTATATTGCTAACACCTTGAGCCAATGACTGGTCAAGCGTTTTACCAGTAAGCAAACCAGCAGTAGTTCCTGCCGCCAATTGACCAGCAGCCGCAGAACCAGTTGCACCAGCAGCAGCGCCACCAGCAAGACCAGCACCAGTATTAGCAAGACCAGCTATAACGGCATCTTCTGGATTCTTCCCTGCCACAATGTTTGCCGCTGTGTTTGTAACAAGGTTTTTTACCGTACCGGCATCGCCCACCAAATAGTCACCAACTTTGCCGCCAACATAACCCGCCGCGCCACCAACTACAGCACCTTTCAGAACCTCATCTGCCGACTTACCCTGTGCAACTTGTAGGGCGGCATTTGCCAATCCAGTTCCAACCGCTGTAGCAGTAGCTACAGTAGTACCAACAGGAAGTAGTCCTGCTGCCAACAGTTGTCCACCAATAGCAGAGCCAACCCCAGGCAATATTACGGCAAGCCCCAATGATGCAAGCTGTCCAGGAGAGATTCCCTCTTTACTTCTTCTTTGTCCTTGTTCAATCTTTGCTATGTTTTCTTGCCATAAATTATTTATGTCAATTGTTGGCACATTGTTTTGTTGCAAGTATTTAACTTGATTTGTTGCCAAGTCAGAATTGCCAACAACCATCGATTCAAGCAAGTTTGACTTTACAAATCCAACGGGATTGGTTGAGGCATCATTAAGAGCCTTGTCCATGATTGCTACGCCAGTAGCCCCTGTTGTTCTTGCACTCGTATCGTCATCACTTGCATATGATGCTTGATTGACAAGACTAAACCCTCTAGCAAATTCTGCCTCAAGTCCAGGAATAGCTGACAACTCATTCCATTTTGCTGCGTATGCAGGATAGCGCACTTGCAACATTCGCATTGCATCGTTACTTAATGCCATATCACACCCCCAATGACAAAAGAACCTGCAAGCACTTGCAAGTTACATTGAGATTGTTTTGTACTGTTTTCATTAAACAGTGCCATTAGCCACAATGTTGCCCAACACAGTCAGATTCCCAGAACTGTCAATCTTCATTACATCAGTCCCTGAGTGACGAATAAGCAGATTAGTGCCGCTTTCAACAAAACTGAAGTTTGTGAAGGTTCCATCTGCCTTAGTTGCAATGGCAGTCTGAATGTTGGTGAACTCAGTATCAATCTCAGTTCCCTTGACAACCTTGCTTGCATTCCCTGGCGACAGAGCATCCTTAGCCGCAAAGTTGGTGGTTTTGGTGTAGTTCATGTCAAATTCCTTTAAACCAGTTTGCCATTCTTGGCTTGTATCTCAATCTTTTGAATGCTCACAGGATACCCATTGATCTGCACTTCATAACCTGTCTGCACAGTCTTGCCAGAGCCTGATGTTTGACCAACCAAAGTCTGCAAAGAAATACCATCTGAGTAGTAGGCAACAGGAACACCATTCGCCCCATACTCAGCAGTACCATATTCAGCAACAGTAGACTGAGGAATTTGCAATGTGGTGGAGTAATACTGACCCGTGAAGTCATATCCCCACTTGATGATGAAGCCTTGGCTTGAGCCACCAATAACCACCACAGCAATACGCTTCAGAATAGATGTGACATTGGGCTGTCCCAAGTCAGCATAAGTCGTGAAATACTGCAATCGGTATGTGGTTGCATGGTCAAGATAGGTTCCATACTTGCCCACATAGCCATTCTTGCCAATCAACAAGTCTCCATTGCGTTTAGCAAGGAAAGCAGTTGGCGTGATGGAATCCCACACAGTTACCCGCGCAGAGCCATCTTGCAAAGCCGCTTTGGTGTCAAAGCAGTAGGTTTGGGTGGCAAGAGGAAAGTTAATCAGATAGAAGGCATTTGACTCTGAGTAGACTGCCTTGATGTTTGCCAATGTCTCAGCATTCACAATTGTCATCAAGTCATCGCGGACATTCTTAGACAAGTCACGCAAAGGTGCAGACTTCTCTTGAATGGTTCTAAGCAATGACCGAACACCACTGTTTGACAAGAAAACCACATCACTGCCTGTATTGGCAATAGAGTCCCTTGCAATGCAACCAACATTGCTGATAGTGTCACTCAGAGACAGGCTTGATGGAGTAGTCGCATTTGCATAAATCAAGACTTGACGCTTGCCAAAGATAAACAAGAATCCATTGTGTGCCGCCAACCCTGTAATCTCATCAGAGCCATTAGGCCATACCCGTGAGATATCCAAAGAACCAGCAGTTCCTGTTGACCAGACATGACCAGCAAGCAAGTCAGAGAAGTAGACAGTTACAGTATCAGCAGTGCTACTAGCAGTCCACAAGCGACCATAGGCAGAGATAACAATGTTGGTTTGGGGAGCAGTCGCAACATAACCAGTTTTCTCACTCACACGCCTGTATGTGGTGGTACTTACAGCAGGGTCATAGATCAGTGGGTCATAGCCTGACTGAAAGAAATATGTGATTCCATTCAAAGAAGCACAATGCCAGTTGCTTGCGGTAATGGTGGGGCCAGTACCTCCCCCCCCATAGGTCAACTCA